TTTTTAGTCCGCTTCCTTAAATGTCGTGCTGGGCGAAGCACCTTCCCGGCGACAGCCATACCAACATCCGAGAACTCACCGAGTGAATAAATGATGGAGTGGGGGAAAGGGGGTAACACCTTTTTCCACCTTCCCACACCGCTCGAATCTATCCGTTGAATAAATGAATACCAAAGCGGTTTAACCTTATCAACCTTGTATATCACTTTCTTAATTCTTATAAATAAAAATATTTTACTTTTTTCTTGACTTATTAAAAAATAGTTGTATATTTGTCACATAATTCACACAAACAAATAACCCATGACACAACTTCCTTATTCATTCTTTGTCACTCCAGATCAAGTGACCGACTTTATCAACGAATCCAAAATTGGTTACGAGCGGGTGAACCGCACCGAGCCGCTGCCAGCTGACTTAGTAAGCGCGCTATACGCTCTTAACGGTACAGACTACTCGAATAGTTTTTATGTAGAATACTGGTTAAATGAAGTTCTTCAAGACCGCTTCATCACTTGTGACGAACTTGGTCGACCCATCGGATCAAGCATGGTTGAGTTTATTTCTAACCTTATTATCAACGACCTTTGTCAGGATGTGGTGAATGATGTGGTGAGAAGAAAATTGGGCCGTAAACCAAACGTTGAAAACATCATCTTTAAATTTGTTAAGCCATGAAAAAAGTAAAAATTGATTTGCACATCTTAGGTTTAATCCTATGCGCCTTTGCTTTTTCACTTTGTATGTACCTTTTAATCACTGCCAACCTATGCGAATAAGTCACACCGTTTATCCAGATGCGCCACAACCGACATTCAACGAATGGCACATTTACATCAGAAAGCAAATAATGAAGTATAAATCCTCAGTTGCTCACGAGCGTGAGGATTATCTTCGGGAACTTCTTAAAATCAATCGTCAACGGAAAATCAAATAAATCAAATAAAAAATGAGTACAGAAAACAAAGTAATCAGCATCGCGGTAGGCGATAAGATTAAGATTGAAGGAGTAGGCACGGTACAATTAGTCGTCGTTGCTCCCGAACAAACCGAACAACCTAAACAGCATCCGCTTGTGGGGAAGTGGGTGAGGTATTGGTTGTGGAATTGGAAACACGCCCCATTCTACAATAAATGGTTTCAAATTGAAAGCGTTGAAATAAGGGATGTGCAAAAAGGCAAAGAGTGGTGGATTACAGTAACAGACAAAGACACGTTTAAGGAACCAACAATAAACGAAATTTGGAACGGTATCAATCATCAAACCTGCTGCTTCGACCTCTCCAATCCTTGCGACTTCGACTGCAACATGCCCGAAGCCGTTAACCCTAAATACAAGGTAGGGGATGAAGTGGTGGTGGTGGATGAAGGATTAACCTTTAGCACGTATAAAGAAGCGTTTTGGTTTTTTGGTTTTAATAACCGCAATAAAAATCAAGAATTTTCCAACAACACCAAGGCAAAAGTTTTTGGTATTTGCAAACACCGAGGTAGGTCGAACCTCTACGCCCTCCGCGACTCAGAAGGAAACGAATGTGTGATAGGCGAGGAAGGAATTAAATTAGTAGAAACCATCGACAAACAAGAATGGTTTGACGCTGCTTCAAGATTATTTGACTCTTGGATGAAAATAAGCGGGGGATATGTGCCGAGGGCATCAGTAGAATCACATACTATTACTTATGATTTTGAAAAATTCAGCCATATTACATGGGTCAATATTCAAACATTCCCTTTTAATTTTGAAACGCTTGAGCAAAAAGACCAATTCCTATCCGAAAACGAAAAAGACCTCAAAACCTTTTTTCATCAGGTGTAATTGATTATCTTTGGTAAATGAAAAGGTTTGTTATTAATATGTGTTTAGGGTTAGCGGTTATCCTCACCTCGTGCGAGAAAGAAACGCGCGAGGCTGAGGTTGCCGTTTCAGCGGTGCCACAACCGTACACCATTGCTTCCATCTACTTTGCCCCATCTATCCCGTTTAATGATATTCTGGTCGAGCCATCCGCTTACCGGATATTCGCGGGCGGGCAAATGGTTTATCAGAACCTTCAGATGATGAATTTCGTGGACGAACCATCTTTAACCATGTCACACGCGAACCTTACCGTTTACCTTTATGATCTTGAGGGAACAATCTTGCTTCCATCCGACACCTTTAACATCAACATGGCCACCCTTGAAGTAGGTTACAACGACATCTACAATGATAGCGGCGGCTTGTGTGGGATGTTGATAGAGCGATAATTCACAAACAAAACAAATAACCCATGACACAGATCCCTGTTGTTCTCGAAGCGGTCAAGACCCGCCGCGACAACACCATTACCATGACGTTCGGCGCGCTCGAACTACCACCCGTTACAATGGCGGCGGTGTTCGGGCAGATGAATAAGTATGGCTTCTTAGCCTTCAAAGAAAGTGAAATGAACCAAGGGGAGTTAGAAGCGGTGGCGGCTGCTGCTGAAACTTTTAGCGACGACCCTGGTAAAACCCCATCCAAGCGACTGCGCGGGGTGCTTTATCGCCTTTGGGAAAAGGACAACCTTGGATTCAGTACGTTTCCAACCTACTACCAACACCAGATGGAAAGGCTTATTACTCACTTCAAATCACAAATCGAAAATTCACTTTAAAACAAATAAGACCATGTTTGAACTCGGACAGAAAATAGTTTGCGTGAAAAATCATTCACAAGGCGCAGTAAAAGAGGGTGAGATTTACACAGTTAAGGATTTAATGCTGTGTGCAAAATGCAAGAGTTTAGCAATAGATGTTGGGATTAAAGCAGCATACGGGAAATCAATATGTGGTTCTTGTAATGTTGTAGTAAAAATAGATCGCATTCATTGGATAAATCACATACTCTTCCGCCCCCTTGACGACCTTTACAACGAAGAATTAAACGAGGAACTATCTGAGATATTCACCAAAGAACCTTTTGAGTTATGATAAAGTGGATAAGTAATCAAATCAAACTTCTCAGAAGCATTGAGGAGGTGAGGCCAACGGATAACCAATCACTTGTTTGTATTAAAACAGAGCAGATTGCATACGAGTGGCATTACACGGTAATGTATCGATTGTCAAGTGATTCCAATTTTTGGTTTAAAAGTAGCGCGCACACAACGTATCCAGAGGCAATGAGGCACGCTTTTGCTTTAAAGCGCAAGTTTGAAGGTAGACAAATACCACCGCAATACGAGTACCTATGACCTTAGAAATCACCCTATTTGCACTCGTGATAGTTTCTACCTATCTTTGCTGCAACGATATTGATATGTTCAATAATATTCAAAATGCCGAGAGGAGTAGGAAAAGGCCGAACCAATAACCCAGCGGGAAAACCAAAGGGTACAAAGAACCAACGTACGATTGAGTGGGAACAACTGCGCGATTCCCTCACAGGGGAACTCAGCGGCAAGTTCAACGAGATTATGGTTGATTGGGCAAGTGGCGACGATGAGCAGCGGGAAGCGTTCGTGAACGCATTTATCCGTATCATGGAGTTTCACAAGCCAAAGTTAGCGCGCACCGCGTTGAGTAATGAAGGGGATGTGCCGCTGGTTCAAATCGTTTTAGAAACTAAGGTGTAACAATTAAACCAAATGAAAACCATTCACTCTTTTATTCGACGCGCGTTAATGCTTCCATTTGTAGCGTGCTTATTGCTTATTCATTATTTAGATATGTGCATCATGCACACAATAACGTTTGCTTTACGCGGCGGTGAACTTAAAACTTTTGGGAAAGATGCTTTGGAGAAAAAAGAAACAAAAGGTTGAAGGCTCAAAGCGCGTGAGCGTGGCAGCCTTCTACGAGGACATCACTTTACGCGAGTGGTGCGCGTGGCATCAAGCCCGCACCGACATGGCAAGGCTATGCGCCGCCCTATCCATTACCGAGGATGAAGCGCGGCAGATACCGGCCGAGCAAGCTAAAAAGGTTTTGGAGATTTTTGGTAACGCGGTCAAAGTCGAAACAATGGTTGACAAGGTGAGGGTGGATTTAAAGGGGAAGCAGTACGGGATGATACCCGACCTCACCGCTATCACCCTGGGCGAACACGTGGACCTTGTGAACAACGTTAAAAAGGATAATCTATACATCACCTTACCCAAGGCGGTGGCAATCCTTTACCGCCCGGTGACAAAGGTGCTTGGTGGCAAATACGACATTGAACCATACGACCACAAAAAGCATCTGAGCGCGGATAACCTTGAGGCGATTGGGGATATGCCCATGAACGTTGTCGCGGGGGCATCGCTTTTTTTTTCGACCATCTGCAAAGAACTGAGCGCAAATTTGGAGTTATCTTTGGTAAAGGAGTTGAGGCAGACGATGAAGGAGATGTAGAGGAGGTGGAAGATTTGAACGCGCCCGTTAATCCCCTTGAAAAATACGGGTGGCTGCGCTTCATTTACGAGTTGTCAGATCTTGACTTGTCAAAAGTTGACAACTTAATTCAGAGGCCAGCGTACGAGGTGTTCACCTTTGCCTGTTACAAGCACGAAAAAAATCAACTTGAAGTAGCGAGGATAGAGCGGATGATGCAAAGGAATAAGCGCGGTTAGTAGCCGCGTTTTTTTGTACCTTTGAAATCCTAAAACGGTCTTATTTATATGAATAATGCTTCACTCAATCAGATAGTTAATAAGCTGCTCGCCTTCGGTCACGGCCACAAGTACATCAAAACGGTGGCGCACGGGCAGCTTGACGAGATGGACTTAACCAGCCGCATCACTTATCCGCTTATGCACATCGTGCCACAGGACATCACACCTTCTGGTGGCCGCTTGCAGTTCTCTTTTGATATCGTGTTCGCGGATATGCCACGACTGAAAAGCGATAAGCCCGAAAACGTCCTTGAGATCCAAAGCGACATGGAGCAGATCGCCCGCGACCTTTATACCGAAATCAAAAACGGCGGGGTGTTGTTTGGTGACATGACAGAGGTGGGGGATGATTGGAGTGCACTACCATTCCAAGACGAATACCACAACTATTTGAGCGGTGTCACTTTATCCATCAACATCATCGTGGCGAGTAACTGGAACGCTTGCGAGATTCCTGCGGATTGGGTGAATGGCACGGGCGCGGATATTCCGCAGTTTGGCCGCGACTTGACCATAGCGATCTATGAAGACGGGGTGTTCAGGGTGAACGCCCGCGAAATCAACTTTATTGGTGATGGGGTGAGTGTATCGGCGGATGGGAATCGCGCCGACGTAACGGTAACGGGCGGCGGCGGTGGGTTGACGTGCGAAGACTTACCAGAGTGCCAAACGATAATTGATATTGAGGAGAATATTGACACCGTTGAAGAAAGTATTGGTACTTTAAACACGGCGGTATCTGGTTTAAGTACTGAGGTGTCAGACCTTGAAACGGCAGTAGCGGGCAAAGTGGATAGCGTTACAGGTAACATTGTGGATAATACCGACCCATTGAACCCTGTTGTTGACCAAGTGCAGGCGGACTGGAATGCAACAGAAGGACTGGCTGAAATCCTCAACAAACCAACGATTCCAGATGTACCAAGTACAATAGTGGAGAGTGTAGTTGCGGGTGACGACATTGAAGTGGACGCCACCGACCCTGCTAATCCGATAGTAGGCGTAGTGCCTCATACTTTTGTGAGGTTGAGTGGAACGGAGACGGGGTTTCCTATGCTTGGAAATATTCAATGGATTGACGCGGTTGATGAAATTCCTAGAGATATAATTAACCAACCTAATAGTGGCACGGGTGGTTTTAATGCCTTGCGATTTGATTATAGTAGCTTAGAGTTAGAGCATAACTCAGGAGATGATAGCACTAGAATTACATTAGGCAATCAAGGTATTACAATAACAGGTAGTAAGCCAGATTTTTTAGGGCAAGTTTATTCTGCGGATTATTCATTAAACTTTATTTTACGCTCCCTAATAGACTTAGCCGTTCTTAAATCCCGCCTATGGAACGGAAGCAGCAACCCAACGGTAACAAATGATAGTTCACAAGGCTTTGTAGCGGGTCGTTCTTTGTGGCTTAACACAACTACAAAGGTTATTTGGTTATGCACGGACGCAACATTAGGCGCAGCGGTATGGGAGGTTTATTACAACCCTAACGCAATCAGAACCTTAATCGACACAACCGATAGCGCAACACTAACGGGAGTCACTACCGAAAACCGTCGGAAAACCATTTTGATACCTGCAAACACCTTTACCACAGGCGACATCATCCGTGTTCGTGCCAGAGCAAGAAAAACAGGAACGGCGGGAAGCGGAACAATGCGACTAAGAATAAACACCGACCCTGCGCCCGCGACTATTACAACCGTACCCCTTCTTGGTACTTATGCAACAGCAGCAAATTCAAATCTTTTTTGGCAATTTAAAAGAGATGGTGTTATTAAAAGCACAACGATCACGGAATTTGCGCCAGCAGCAACAGGAGGCTCTACCGATGATGGTGCTTATTCAGTTGTTGTTTCAAACCTTAATATAAATTGGGCAGTAAATCAATACCTACACCTTAGTTTGCAAAATTCTTCAGCAGCAGACACTACAATCATCTCTTATTTAATGGTAGATAAATACACCAACATCTAATGGCAAACATCGACATCTACCCACTACTGCGCGAGATAGCCGATGATGTTATCGAGCGTGCCCAGCGTAACCTTGGGGCGACTCGTTCTGTCAAGACCGCAAACGGCAAACGCCGTAACCGCAGAGCCGATAGCACAGGCAACCTGCGCCGTTCGTTGAAAGCAACCATAAGAAGCGGGAGCGATAGCGCGGTAATATCTTTTGGTGCAAGCGGCACGGCGCGTAACTATTTCAGAGTTGTCAACGATGGAAGGAAGGCGGGCAAGATGCCGCCGGTGAGCGCAATCGAAAAGTGGATGAAGGTCAAACCCGTGAGGCTCAGAAACGAAAAGGGATTTATAAAGCAGACCCCTGAGAAGGTTCGGGCGGTGGCGTTTCAGATCGCGCGCTCGATTGGAAAAAATGGTATTGCACCCTTTCCGTATTATGATGATGCGATACAGGACGTGCTAAACGAAAGGCGTGAGGAGATAATTCAAGCGATAGAAAAAGAAATTGATTTAAGATTAAAGACATGGCAATAACTATTCAAGAAAAGCCCTACAACATTACCCGCGTGGGGCAGAAGTTGATTGTGCGGGCGACATCGACCAACGTGGCAAACGATGGGTTTAAGTTTGTGTTTCGTGTGACTGATGTCAATAGCGTGGCTCAAGACTTTTTTGTGAGTCCGAACCCCGCAAACCAAGGGATATTCGATTTGCGCGTGGTGGCTCAAGGGCTTATGAGTGTGGATGTGAATAATGATGTTTTGAAAACGGACGTGGTGTTTGTTTCCGACAACGAAACAAGATGCCCGTTATATCAATACAACTTAACGGTTTTAGAAGCGTGGTTAGTAGATGATGTTTTAACAATCGACGAAGAAAGTGGTGTTGATATTCAATCTCAAAACTTAATACCTTGTTCTTATTCGGTTATGAACGGCTACCGACCCAACCCCCAAAACGATTACGGCTTTGCAAACTTTACCACGTCACCGCAGCAGTCAAAAAGTTTGATGTTGACAGACCGAACACCTAACACTCACAAGCTACCAACTGACCTTCCATTAATAAACATCTTCGACCGCTCAACCATTGTTCCCATACCCGTTAGAAAAAGCGAACTTGATTGGGGAACACTGCAGGTAATTACCGAGGAAAGCGCAGAATTTACAAGCGCGGCCAACCTTTGGTGCAGGTGGCTGCTTATTAAGTCAAACTTAGACAGCGAAGTTTATAGCGAGCAATTAACACCAGAAGGCCTTACCCACCTACCCGCTTACCCCGCCAACCTTAACGAGGGTGGACTTGGTGACGTAGTACCCGCCGACAATCCGAACTGGCTTTACTACACCATTCAACTTTTCAATCAAAACCCATCGAATGTGGTAGGTCTTGAGGCTATGAGCGCGTTATACGTTTTTTATCCCGTGCCTGACAACTGCGTAAACCAAAACGTGCGCATGTGTTGGTGGTCGCAATTTAAAGGCGGTTTCGATTTTTTCAATTTCTCTCTCACGAACGAAGAGAGCGTGAGTGTAGAACGCAAGCGATATAAAAAGATAGTAGGTAACTACGCGGGGGCGGCAAGTGGTTTCACCTTCAATACCTCAGATCGAGGACTCACCGAAACCGACGTTTCACCCATTACCACGTTAGAAATTAATAGCGATTGGATTCAAGAGGGTGAATTTGAATTGCTACGCGGCCTTGTACAATCCAAATACGTTTGGATAATGGATGACAACGGCAACATGACCGCGGTAGTGGTCGATGATAACTCGTTCCTTATTGAACGCAAGCGCGATGGAAAGTTAAAGCGTGCCAAAATGAAACTCAGATACGCCAACGAAATTATTGCATTTTAAATGACACACCTAATCCTTACCCGTGATGGCAATTCGGTACTCCTCGACCTATTCGAGAACGACCCCATAAGCCTCAACAAGCGGTATGCAAATATTGAAACATTTGAAATCGAGGGGAGTTTTTCCCAGACCTTCCGCGCGCCACTTTCCCCCAACAACCAAGCGTTTTTTGGGGCGGTCGCTGACCCTAACTACACCTCCTTTGATTTCACAGAGAAAATAGACGCGGAACTATCCGAAGACACTATACCCGTGTCACGCGGTTACTGCCAAATAAAGCGAATGATTACCAAGGGGGATAACTCAGTAGAACTTGAACTCGTTTTTTTTGCCACTACCCCCAACCTTCGGGCGGCGATTGGTGACAAAAAGATAAGCGAACTTTCCAACTTATCCGACCTCAACCACGCGATGATATTTGATAACGCGGCAACGCCACCCGCCAACACCTTGTGGGCTATTACCGAGAAAGGGCAAAAACTCAGCGAGGCAGGGGAGGCAGGAACGCGCCGTATCTTCAACCCACTTTCACCCCTATACATGGGTGATTTGACACCATGCGCCAACGGGTTATGGCTATTCAATGAGATATTCAAGGATGCGGGCTTTGTGTATGATAGTGATTTTATACCTGACCGCCTTGTTCAATATTGGATGCCATTCATAAGCCGACAAGCGGTGGCGGTAGAGGAAAATGAAAACATCGGATTTGGGATATACCGCGCTACCAACTTCGCGGTAACACCATTCCCTGACTTCGCCCCACTCACAACGGGTAACGGCTTCAATGAAACATTTGACAACGGTGGCAACGTGGCGGGCGGGGTGTTCACCGCGCCGTTCTTTGGATACTTCACTTTTAAGTTTACTTTGATCCACTCTAAAGACTTGGTGCCAGCGGGAACAACTGCGATTTCAAGGTTTCAACTGAAAAACCCAACTAACGGGGATTTGTATTCAGATACCAATGGTCAAGCGGATATGCTTGTGAGTGCAACCGAATCGGGGGAGTTTACCACCTTTCAGTACACCCGCACCTACTTGCTTCAAGAGAATGACGAGGCGGCTTTATTCTTTGGCCCCGTTTCCGCACCGGGCGGACCCAACTATATCCTCGGTGGCGGCACGGGATGGGAACTTGTTTCTACGTCTGACGCTATCCAAGGCGGTACGGTGGATTTTCCGCGTAACGCCCCCGACTACAAACAGATTGACTTTGTGCGCGACATTCTCAAGATGCACAACCTTGTCTTTATTCCAGACCCAAACGTACCAAACAAAGTAAAGATAGAGCCATTCACCGACTACATCGGTAGCGGGGCGACAAAGGATTGGACAGGTAAATTGGATGTAGGCGACAAGGATGTGGAAATCTATTCGACTGCCGATATTCAAAACAGAAATCTAACCCTTACTTATAAAGCGGGGGGTGAATACCTTTCCGACCTTTTTGTAAAGCAAGGGCAGCGGGTGTATGGTGAGAAAGAAATCGACAACACGGGCAACGCCTTTGCTACAAGTGATAGAAAAGTAGAACTGGAATTAAGGTCAACACCATGTAATGAGATTAATGGTACTGCTATACCCGTTCCAAAATTCGTAAATGAAACGGGGGTGTTTGTCGCACCGGGTGCGCGCATCTTATTCAACGCGGGTACTGCTGAAATCGCGTTATACAACGAGGTGGCAGAAGCGGGTGAACTGACGAATGTGGCAGTGCTTTCACATTACAGCCAAACCAATGCCACGCTGACTGATACCGATTTAAACTTTGCCGCCGAAACTCCGCTGCAAGTTATCACGGCCAACCCATTCAATAATTTGTACAATGAATTTTGGGCGGACTACTACAATGAGTTATACTCCAACGAAGCGCGCATCATGGAAGCGCATTTTAACTTATCGCTGCTCGACTTTATCACGGTACAATTCAATGATCGTATTTTCATCCGCAATGCCTATTGGAGGGTGTTGGAGATCAGTGAATTTTTCATAGCACCACAAAGCACTGTGAAGGTAAAACTTGCTAAAATTGTCAACTCCTCACGCGACTGCAAGTATATTCCAACTGCTATTACAACGGCCGGGCAGGTGTTATTCTTTGATGGAACGGTAAGTGATAGCGACGGTGATGCGGCGTGCTGCGAGCGGTACGGGTATCAATGGGATAGTGGCAAAGAAGAATGTTTCGCGCTTGGTAACGGAACCAATCGCCGCTTTAACCTACCCACTTCCGCTGAAATCCAAAAGCAACTACTCGGTGTGTCGGCGGTATCAAACGTGAGAGGGGATGAGGCGGTAATCAACGGCAACAACAACACCACAGGGTTACGCACGCGGGTGTCGATGATTAATGGAGATAGCAATGTGGTAGAGGATGATGCGGGCGGGGTGCTTATCCAAGGGGATTATGTAAAGGCTGCGCTGGCGGGTATCCATTTGGGTATAGGTGAGAAGATAAGCAAACACCAAGGGGGTGAGATATTGTACCGCGGGGATGGGGATTATACCGCCTCTGGTGATGAGATTACAATGGAGAGCGCAAGCGGTAAGGAGTTAGAGATGGAGGAGCAAACGGTGTGGATGGCGGAGGTAAGGGCTTCACTTGTTGATAGCGCGGAAAATATCTATGCTGCTTTTTATGTAGTGAGGTTGTCTAAGGGCGCGAGTTTGGCGGCGGCGGGCACGGTGACAACGGTATTTGGAGAGGGCGATATGCACGAAATTCGTTTAATCGTTGACACCACAACCAACACCGCGCAGCACCGCTTTAAACTTGAAAGCCACGGGGGTAGTGGTTATCCGTTTACAGGCGTGAGAGCCACAATGAAAATTAACTATACGCAAGTGAGAGCGGTTTAATTAAATTTGTATCATGTTACACGACCTCGAAAGAACCCTAACCCTCATCGAACAAGGCGCGCGCGGTGAATCATCATGGTGCAAGCGGGCGCAAGGTTCTAAAAAACTCCGCCGCGTGTGGGTGTGGCGAATCAATAAAGCCCTTTGGATAAGCGTAGGTGTTGTACTTTTTTGCTGGATTTTCGGTCTTATTAAGTAATGGCAACCAATATTGACATATCCGTAAAAGGGCTTGGTGAACTCGACAAGGCAACCAAAGAGATAGACAAGGGCGCGAAGTCCATGAACGCGCTGAAGACTGAACTGCGCCAACTCACCCAACAACTTCAATCGATGGACGCGGGGAGCGAGGAATTTTTGAAGCTATCCCAAAAAGCGGGTGACGTGCGCGATAAAATAAAGGACACAAGCGAGGCAATCAACGCTAACGCTGGCCCCGCCTTTGAACGCCTTGGAAACAACGCCTCCCTACTCACATCAAAACTCGCATCGCTTGACTTTGGCGGCGCGTCCGAAAGTGTCGGTGCGCTCGCGCAGTCGGTCAAAGGGGTATCATTTAAGACACTCGGCGCGGAACTTGGAACGTTTACAAAATCGCTCGGAACGCTTGGAAAGGCATTACTGACCAATCCGATATTCCTACTCGCTACTGCGATCACTGCAATCGTGATGAATTTTGAGAGCCTCAAAAGTGTTATACCAGGGGTGAATGAGGCATTAACAGGTGTCACCGAGGAAATGACAGCGGCGGTTGAGGCGTCTGAAAAAAGGGTTGAGTTAGCAAATGAGGAGTTACAAGCCTTTGGACTACAAGAAAAACAACTGAAGTTACAAGGGGTAAGCGAAAAGCAAATACTACTTATTCGGCAAGAAAAAATAAAGAATTTAGTAGAGGAGTTGAAGTTGCAAATAGAGGCGCAAAAGCAATTAGAGGCGGCGCAGTTAGAAACAGAAAAACGCAACTTTAATTTTATGAAAATGCTCAGTAGTGGTTACACTATTGTTGCTCAACTTATTGATAATATTTTTGCTAAAATAGGTTTAGATACAGGGCTTGCAGATTTAGCCGACAGCCTTAATACTAAAATAGCAAGCATATTCTTTGACCCCGAAGAAGTAAAGAAAAAGGGCGACGAAAATATAAAAGCCTTAGAAACTCAATTAAGAACAGCGGAGGGGCAGTTACTGGATAGTCAACTTGCAATTCAAACCATAGAGAAACAAGCGGCGGAAAAGGGCGCGGCGGCGGCATCTGAGGCACGTAAAAAACAAATAGAGGAGCAGAAGAAAGCGGACGCGGTTAGACTGAAATTAGAGCAAGACCTTCAGGCGATGATCGCGGCGCAGGAACTCTCTAAAGTAGAGGCTACCCGACAAGCGGAGGCACAGCGTTTGCAAATCTTGACCGAGCAAAAAGAGTTACGCGCGCAGCTTACCATGTCCGAACAAGAGGCGGAGATAGCCGCTATTGACGCAAAGTATATTAAGCTGCGCGAGGCGGCGCACGGTGACGCGGAACTCAACCGACTGCTCGCCGAACAAAACGGAGCGGAGGTGGATGCGATTAACGCCAAATATGCACAGGCGGAAATGGCGCGCCAGCAACAACTAAACGCTACAAAGTTTCAGCTTGCATCCGATGTTTTTAACGGTATTTCATCACTCAATGAATTATTCAACAACGGCAATGAAAAGAGCGCAAAGAGGGCTTTCCAAATCAACAAAGGAATACAGATAGCGCAAGCTATTGCTGACACTTACAAAGGTGCAAACGCGATATTTGCGGCGGCAGCAGCCAACCCCGCTTCTATCCTTTTCCCTGCTCAACCGTTTATTGCGGCGGGTGCCGCGGTGGTGGCGGGGCTTGCCAACGTTAAAAGAATTTCTGCGACCAAGTTTGAAGGTGGCGGCGGTGGTGGTGCCTCAAGTGGTGGTGGCGGCGCTGCTCCATCCTTTGCGGGTGGCGGCGGCGGTTCTACCCCCCAATTTTCAGCACTCAACACAACGTTTCTGCAAGACCAACAAAACCAAACGCCGCCCGTTCAAGCCTATGTGCTTGCGGGTAACGTAGAGAGCCAGATGCAAGCGCGTGAAAAAATACAAGACCAATCGACACTATAATTATCTTTGCGCCATGCACACCAAAAGAACCGTTATAAACATACCGACATCCCTTGGAAACAAGCGCATTGAGGTAATTACCAATATCCTTATTGATACCATTGAACACTACCTACGCGAGTGGTCAAAGACTGCAACCGTTATAAGCGAGGCGGCATTTGTCAGCTACGTGCGCGAGCAGTCGGCTGGGCTTCAAGGGGTGTACATTTACACCGCTAAACAATGGAAAAAATTAGGCTTAAAAAATCTACAACATGGATAATAAAAAGAAAGTGGTCACGATGACCTTGGACGAAAATGGGATGAAGGGCGTTTACGCGATTTCATTCGTTGACCAACCCGCTATTGAGGAGCAGTTTATCGCGCTATCAAAGCAAAGCGAAGTGAAGTTGAGCGCGGATGAGGAGCGCATGATGATCTATTCGCCCGTGCTTATTCCTGAGCAGCTTATCCTCAGAGTAAACAAGGAAACTGAGGAACCATATTACATTAAGTTTCCATCCGACACCATTCGCGCGGCGGCTTATGCTTATCTGAAGCAAGGCAACCAACATGAACATTCATTTATGCACAACTTCAAGGTGCACGGGTGCACCGTTGTTGAATCATGGGTAAAGGAAGGGGAAGCGGATAAGAGTGTGCACCTTGGTTTTGAACTCCCCATCGGTACATGGTTCGTCGGTATCAAAGTGGACAACAAAGAACTTTGGGAAAAGGTGAAATCTGGGGAGGTGAAGGGGATAAGTATTGAAGGTTTCTTTGATACGGACGAAACCGAACTATCCAAACTTATCAACGAACTTGAAGCAATCGAAAAAGAGTTGAACGAAATGTTATAACTTTGCAGCATCTGAACCACCCGCGCTCGCGGGTAAGTTTTGGTTTATTTGTTAAGTGAATTATGAAGATAGCCCTGAAAAGTCGGGGCTATTTTTTTTGTACCAAATTGCCTTGTTCCGTTCTTATACATAGACAAAATCTATTAAATAAGAAAATCATGTCAAAAGCATCTATTTTACAAAAAGCAAAAGACTTGCTTTCACGCATTGAGAAGGTGGCACTTTCAGTAGAGGGTGTTAAACTCAGCGCAGAAGGTAAGTTGATGGATGGCACAATGGTAGCCACTCCAGATGATGCCTTCGCCGTGGGTAGTGAGTTGTATGTAGTGGTTGAAGGTGCTGAGCCTACACCCGCTCCAGATGGTGAACACACCCTTGAGGATGGCACTATTGTAATCGTGTCTGAAGGACGCATTACAGAGATCAAACCTGTTGAAGCGGGCAAAGAGGAGCAGGAACTTTCCGACGTTCTCGCGCAACTCTCTGAGCGTATTTCTGCGCTTGAGTCGGCTAACACCGCGCAAACGGCGGAACTCGCGGCGGCTAAGACCGAAGCGGAAACGGCTAAGACCGAACTCGCAAGCGTTAAGGCGCAACTCGAAGCAAGCAAGGCGGAAGTGTTGAAACTTTCTAAACTTCCTGCTGGCAAGTCCGTGAAGGATGAGAAAGTAAATCTTTCAAAAGAAAAGGAAACCGAAGCACCAAAAAAATCATTCTCACAAATGACTTACTTGGAGCGTATCAAATCACAAAATCAGTAATCTAAAAATCGACCAATAAAACAATGGCAACAGTAACATCATTAACTACAACCTACGCGGGTAAATACGCGGGGGAGTACATCCGCAAAGCGTTCGTAGCGAACGAAACTTTGCAACACATTACCGTAAAGGAAAACATCGACTACAAGCAAATCGTTAAGCGTCTTGTGGATGATATTACCTTCGCCGCTCCAACTTGTGATTTCACAGCAACAGGAACGGTTACTATCACTGAGCGCATCTTGACATTGGAGAAATTCCAAGTACACCGCGAACTTTGTAAGAAAGATTTCTTGACAGACTGGGCGGCTAATGACGCACAGAACGGACGCCTTGAGCCTGCACTCGTTGAGAACATCATCGACAATATGCTCGCTGGCATTGCGGCTAAAAACGAAACGGTTATTTGGCAGGGTGTAAACGCTACCACAGGCGAATACGCAGGTTTTGAAACCTTGTTTGCAGCTGACGCTACCGTTATCGACGCATCATCTGACGAAGCATTAACCACTACAAATATCCTTGAAAAAATTGAGGAGATTGTAGGGCTTATGCCAACGGCGGTAAAACGCTCAACTGAAAAGCCTGTACTTTACTTGTCTAACAAGGCAATGGAAGCGTATATCAACAAGCAAGCATCATTGGGTAACGGGTTCTATTATCAAAGCGGTAACGCCGTGAGTCAAACATGGATAGGCTTGTACCAAATGGTTGTTTGTCCGGGTATGAGTGATGATACTATTGTGTTTGCACAACCTTCTAACTTGTGGTTCGGTACTAACCTTTTGAACGATTGGAACCGTATCCAAGTGAAGGATATGGAAGAAAGTGACCTTAGCGACAACGTGCGCTTCAAGGCTCAATTCTTCGCGGCGGTTCAGTACGGCTTTGGAAACGAAATCGTGTTCTACAAGTTCTCAGAATAACAACAACTAACCAGAGATAAAAAGGGCGGCAACTACTGCCCGCCCTTTTTTCTTTAAATACAAAAAATATCATGGCTTGCGAATTAACAACAGGAGTAGCGTTTGAGTGTAACGATAAAATCGGAGGTATAAAAGCCTTGTACATTCAACAACTTTCAGACTTTGAAACGGGCGTAACCTTGGATAACACCACTAAAAAAGTGGATGGGCTTCCAGAGGCGACCTTGTACAAGTACACTGCAATTTCTAAGTTGACCAACAACTTTGAAGAAACCATCACCAACGAGCAAAACGGCTCACTAATGTACACCCAGACCGTAAACGTTCAACTCAAGAAACTTTCTCAAGCAAAGCAGCTTGAACTTGACCGCCTTGCGAAAAACCGCGTGGTAGTATTTGTGCAAGATCGTAACGATGCTATCTGGATGGTAGGTCGTCAGTATGGCGCGTGGCTATCTGCTCGCAGCGGTGCAACGGGTACTGAAATGGGCGACTTTAACGGATATACCCTTGCGTTGACTGCCGAAGAACCTGCACCTGCGCCAGAACTTGAAGCGTTCACAGCGGTACCATTCGACAACTTTGCGGACATTACCGTGAGCGCAACCGTAATCAACGACTAAGCGAAAGCAAAAGCAAATAAAAAGAGGGCGTTCGCGCCCTTTTTTTTAATAACTTTGAATCATGTATAAAGCGCAAAAAGATATAGTGATGATTGGCGGCAAAGAGGTAAACCTAATGGGCTTATCTCAGAAGCAACTGAAAGCCATTCACAAACTTGTACCAAACGTTGTAACAAATGAAGTACCTACTCCCAAACCAAGCAAACCAGACGCTCAACCTGACGTTAGCGGAGGGGCGTAGTTACTACGCAACCGCGTTCACTCACTACCTTATGGTGATTGAGCAGGAAAATACGGGGGCGACAACCGAGAATAAACTTGCTCAGGTGCTTGTGGTGAACTACGAAAACACCCGCAATACCGAGGTTACACTTACAACGGTCGGTTTGGATTACCCCGAAACGGGCGGACCATATCTTTACCGCTACACCGTGTACGGACAAAATAGCGCATCAAACCTTGACCCCGAAAACGCCGCCGTTGTTGGTGTTGTGGAACGGGGAAACATAATGATTTCAGACAATGGAGAATACTACCTCACAAATACAGACACTACAAACGACGTCATCTACCCGCCAGCACGCTAACGCCTTCAATGTGCAACTCGCGCGATATGAAAGTGTATCGAGTGAAGAACTTGAAAATAAAGCGGGATGGGTGGATTACGGGCTGGATAACAACTACCCCAATTATCTAATAGAGTTATTCCAAAATAGCCCTATTCATAACGCTATTTGTGTTGGCACCGCCGAGATGATCGCGGGGAAAGGTTTCAAGTCTGACCCCAAAACAATGGCTTTACTTGAACGTTGGAAGTGTGAGAAGCAAATACTTTCCATCGCCTCAGATGTGAAGATTCAAGGGGGTGAATATTTGGAAGTGATCCCAACAAGGGATTTCAAAGGCATTGCACAAGTCAATCATTTACCTTTTGAGAATGTTCGCGTAGCATACGACGAGGACACCGATAAAATCACGGGCGTATGGTACTCGAAGGATTGGAACGACAAGCGCAAAAAAAAGAATAAGCCTTATTTCATTCCACTTTTCAAAGGGCTACCAACCTCACCCGACGACATTACCCCTACGCGCTACGTTGTTTACAATTTCAAACAATCGGTGGGAAGCAACTACTACCCCCGCCCTGACTATTTCGGCGCACTACACTACATTGAGATAGCGCAGCAGATAGGGGTGTTTCATTTGAACAACATTCTTAACGGCTTCTTTCCATCCATCATCGCGCAATTCAACAACGGCCAACCTGACCCTGAGAAGGCGGGTGAGGTGGTTAGAAACATGGAGCGCAACCTAAGTGGGGCGCGGAACGCGGGTAAAATGGTGGTATTGTTCAATGATAATCCAGACACAAAAGCCACCTTTGAAACCTTCCCGCTTACCGATGCAGATAAGCAGTACGACCTTGTACAGGAAACGGCTAAGGAGATGGTATTTGTCGGACACCGCGTCACCTCCCCGCTTATGTTCGGAATCCGTGACAGCAGCGGCCTTGGCAATAACGCCAACGAACTAACAGAATCAATGGCGGTGTACATGGATAAGGTGGTAATGCCTTACCGCAAAATGATAACCGATGTACTTGAGGACTTGGTTTATGCGGAAACGGGGGTAAAACCCGTAATTGAAATTACTGACGAGTTGCCACAGGCGCAAACGCCGACCGTTCAACTTCATCATGTGTGCTGCTCAAAAGAGGGGGATAAGCTAACGCCCGAACTTGAAAAGGAGTTAATCGAAAAAATGGAAAAGTGCGCGGACGAAATTGACACCGATGAG